GGAGTATCGAGCCGACTGCCAATCGTGGGTGCGGCACGGCAAGCATCCCGATTTCGTCATGGTCGTGGATACCGACCCGTGGGGCGGATGGAGCGTCGATGGTGTGGCGACGAGTGTGGCCCACATGACTCGCGGTGATTGGTGGGGGTTGGCTTCCTACTCGTGGTGCGAGATGAACACCGCGATCGGGCCATACGCAGCCGGATACGATGCCTGGGCTTGTAGGTGGACCTGGTGGAACCAACGGTCGCACGATTGGTTTCATCACCTGCACTTGCCGGTCGGCTCGCGGCCCGTTGAGATGAACTCTGCCTTCGGGCAGCTTGCCGTCTACCAAGCCGACGCGTACCTCAGAGGCCGCTACTCAGGCGAGACCTGCGAACACGTTCCTTTCCACAAGTCGATTGCGGAGCACCCCGACACGCGAGGGCGATTCGGGCTCAATCCGTCCAGCCGCGTGGTAAGTTTTTGGGTGCCCAATGGCCGGTAACACCGCAGTCATCGACCGGGCTACGCTCAAGGCCCAGTGGGAATCGTATATCCCCCTGCAGGTGATCGCGGCACACTGGACCGTCTCGGTTCACCAACTCATTCGGCTGCGGGTGGTCTGGGAGTTCCCGCCGAGGAATGACCGCAAGCGTCGATACAAGCCGAGCCGGGCCGAGCGGCTGCTTGACCTGAGCCCGGCGGAACTGGCAGCGAGCGAGGACAGCCTGGCACTCGCGCCGCTGGTTGCCGAGCGGGTGACGGTCGTGCAGGCGTGGTGGACGCCCGAGGATCGAGCCGAGCGTGAGATGACCAGCAAGGCCGAGCCGCTGCGGCTGGCACCGCTGGACCTGCCGCAAGAGTTCGTCGATGCCGAGGAAGACGGCGACGCCTTCTGGTGAGCGTTTCTGCATGGATTCCGCGCGAGGGTGGTAAACCGAAAGGACACCCCCACGAGGTACGCGGCCATGGAAAACTACGGTGCCACGCCTGCCGAACTGAGCCAGTACGGCAATTCGCTCAACCTCTGGCAGTCGATCATGCTGCTGCAGCGGTGGTCGCCGCTGATTGGCTACGGCCAGCGGTTCGTGAACGAGGTCGATCCGTACCGCAAGAGCCTGATCGTAGGCGAGGCTGCCGAGTGGCTGGCGTCGCAGACGAAGGCGCAGGCCGACGATCAGCTCGTGCGGCTCCTGGCGGACCTGCTCAAGACGCCGCAAGGTGAGGCCATCGTGCGGTGGATTCTCCTGCAGGTGGAGGCCGTGCGGTGAGTTATGACGTTGCATTTCGTGTCGTTGCCCTTGCTCTTGCGGCGGCTCTACTCGCTGCTCCCTACGGGGCACAAATCAAAGCCCTCGCGTACCGTGCGGTGGAAGCCGGAAAAGAAAAAGCCGGACTCCTCGCACGAATCGCAGCCGCCGGCCTGCTGATCGCCGCCGCGTGGGGCAAGGTGCCGCTGCCGACGCTGCCGACCGCCCCGGCTCGCGTGACGGTTGAGGCGCCGAGCGACGAGATGAAGACGCTGGTACAGCCGATTGCCGAAGCCCTGCGTGGTGCGTCGCCTGTGGATCGTGCCCTGTGGGCCGATGTCTGGACGAAGGTCGCCGTTGTGGCGGCTGGCGACGCCGTGACCACCGAGGTGGTGTTCACCGACAGCCGGTCTCTGCGGGCGTTCACGGCCCTCGCCGTGGACATCGCCTGGCGTCGCATCGGGCAGCACGTGCCGGGCAGCAACGAATCGCTACGGAAGGCCGTAGAAACCGCCTACGGAGCCGCTCTGGGCTCCGACGTAGTTCCGGTCACTGCGGACCTGCGGGGCCGTTACGTGGCGTTTTGCAAGGCCGTGGCATGGGCCGGCGTCAACGGGGGCTGACGCATGACCGAGCATGGCATGGGCTACGTGCCCGATCCCGAGGGTGCCGCCGCATTCGTGGCGTCTTTGCCGCATCCGACGCTGGCGACGGCCGGGCCTGACCTCAAGGCGGCTGGTCAGGACGTGATGCTCTATCCGGCCCTGCTCAAGTGCGACCGTAACTGGCGGCGTGGCTCGCAGGGTAACGTCGGCAGTTGCGTCGGCTGGGGCGCGTCGCTCGCCGTGGACGTGCTCGCGGCGTGCGACATCCACTGGCGGCAAGAGCCGGAGACGTGGGCTGGACGAACCATCGAGGCGAGCCTGTACGGGTTCTCTCGCGTGGAAGCCCGGGGGCAGCGGACGAACAACGGCGGCGACGGCAGCACGGGATTCCATGCCGCGAAGTCGATCCGCGACTTCGGCTGCCTTCACTATGGAGTTGACTACGGCGGCGTAGTAATCCGTGAGGATAGTAAGCAGCAGCGGGATCGCGAGTGGGGCCGGAATGGCGTGCCCGACGTGCTCGAGCCGTTCGCCAAGCAACGGCGGTGCAGCGAGACCACGTTAGCCACGTCTTTTGATGACTGCGCCAGAGCGATCAGCAATGGCTTTGGAGTCGTTTTCTGTTCTGGTCAGGGCTTTTCTATGAGCCGTGACGAGGATGGCTTTTGCAAGGCGGGCGGTGTTTGGTGGCACTGCATGTTCGGAGGCGGAGTCCGGTTCGGCAAACGTCCCGGTGTGCTGATCTTCAACAGTTGGGGCGACTCAAACACAGTCGGCAAGCACTACCCGCACGATATGCCGGAAGCGGTTCGCAACTGCTCCTTCTGGGCCGATGCGGACGTGATCGACCGCATGTGTGCCGGCGAGGATTCCTACGTCTACGCCGGTTACAGCGGTTTCAAGCCGACGCCGATGCCTGACAACTGGCTGCGGGGGATTCTCTGATGCGTTTCTTGCTCGCGTTCATGGTCGTGATGGTTGGCTGCGTTGTTACGCTGCCGGGCGACAGCAGCGTCACCGCTGACCTGGCTGCGGAGACGGCCCGCATGGTCGTGCAGATGCGGCAGGAGATCCCGCCGACGCCTGCGCCGCCGAGTGACGGGAAGTGCAAGAACTGCGAAGGACGTGGCTACGTTGGTGATGGTCGCGTCAAGGTGAAGTGCCAGCCGTGCGACGGGACAGGGAAAGCCAAATGACCATCCACGAGCTGGAGTCCTACGTCTGGGAACGGCTGCCGAAGCTCCAGCGGACGCTCGCGGGACGCTACATAGCCGGCCGCGTTGTTCGCCGTGCCGTGAAGACGTGGCCCGTGCCTGTGCTCGAGCAGTGCAACGCTGGCGAAGCCGAGGTGGTCGGCGTGCATCTGGCTCGCAGCCTGGAGCGTCAGGCCCGCCAGGAGTTCGGCATGGGCATCCTGCTCACGCTCGTGCTGTCGGCCCTCATTTCAGAGGTCGTGAAAATCCTCGTCCGCTGGTGGCTGGAGCGGAAGGAGAATCAAGCCGACATGCGAATCCTTGTCCGCGAGAGCACGCACCATGACTGACGCCGCAAAAGAAACAGTGTTCGACATCCTCAACAAATGGGGCTTCCCGACGCTTGTGGCGCTCGCCGCTGGCTGGGTGCTGCGGCACGACGTGTTGCTGCCTCTGGTAGAAGAGCATCGTGCGTTCGTGAAGCAACTCGGCGAGACGCAACGCGAGATCAGCAAGGCGATCACCGAGCAAACGAAGCTGCTCTACGCGATGCAGCCGCAGGAGAGGAAGTGACGCATGGCATCCTACGACCAGACGCCCGGGACGCTGAATCTGTCCTTCGCTCGCGGAGATGACTTCTCCACGCTCATCGACTTTTCAACTGGCATGGCTGGCTACACCGTCACCGCTGGCATCACCTCGCTGGTGAGCCACGCCGAGGTGCAGCCGTTCGCGGTGTCGTTCGTTTCGGCGACCGCTGGCCAGGTGAATATCAGCCTGACCGACGCACAGACGGCGGCACTGGCTCGCGGGACATACGGCTGGCAGATGCGATGGACTGAAAGCAACGCCACGCGAACGGCTCTCACCGGGGTTGTCGAGGTACTCTGATGCCGATCAACGCAACCGTCAGCGGCGGGCAACAGATCACGGCGAGCGTCGGCGAGACGCAGATCGACGTGAGCGTGTCTGGTGGCGTCGGGCCTACGGGTACGGCTGGCGCGGCTGCGTCTGTGGCGGTTGGCACCGTGACCACGGGTGCGCCGGGTTCGTCGGCGAGCGTGGTCAACGCTGGCACGACATCGGCGGCGGTGCTGAACTTCACGATCCCGGCTGGGGCGCAAGGCATCCAAGGGCCGCAAGGCATCCAAGGGATTCAAGGCGTCGCCGGGGCGAAGGGTGACCAAGGCGAACAGGGCATCCAAGGCCCGGCCGGTGTCGCTGGCCCGCAGGGGCCGAAGGGCGATCCAGGCGAGCAGGGAATCCAAGGCCCGGCCGGGGCTGCGGGGGGCACTGGTGCCACCGGCCCGCAAGGCCCACAAGGCGATCCCGGCGTCGTGTCTGCTACGGCTCCGATCACCTACGCGAGTCAGACGGTCGGCATCTCGGTCGGCACGGGCCTGGCGACCTCGGGCGGCTCGCTCGTGTTGGCCTCGCACACCCACTCCGCAGCCGACATCACATCCGGCACCGTCGCCACGGCAAGGCTCGGCAGCGGGACGGCTGACTCTACGACGTTCCTGCGGGGCGACGGCACCTGGGCTACGGCTGGCAGTTCGTCGGCGTCTGACCTGACCACCGGCACGCTCTCAAACGCCCGCCTGACAGCCCGCGCGAGGGCCGCCGTCAACGTCTTCAATTGGTCCACATTTCGCTAGGAGCAATCATGGCCGACAATCCAGCCTTCGCCGTCACGCCGCGCGTCGCGGCAGTCAACATCGCGACCGCGAATACGAACCGCGACGGGACGGGCACCATTGCCACGCTCATCACCGGAGCGGCCACCGGGACGAGAATTGCGGAGATCGTGGTACAGGCCCGCGTGACCACAACCGCAGGAATGGTGCGGCTGTTTCTCTATGACGGCACGACCTATCGGCTTTTTGACGAAATCGGCATTGCCGCAGCAACCGTCTCAGCGAGCGTGAAGGCAACCCGCGTCAGCACGCTCTACAACAACCTGCTGTTGCCGTCAGCGTCTTGGTCGCTGGTCGTCAGCACCCACAACGCGGAGAGCATGGACGTGACTGCGCTGGGGGCTGACCTGTGAACGGCGGCATCCGCCCGCAGGCTGGCGGCCCAATCCCGATGCCCTATGGTCTGCCGACCGGCAGTAGCACGCCGTTTGACGCGGACGCTGCCGTGTATCTGCGCCGTGTAGAAGATGCCGATGGGCAGGCGCTGGAGCAGGGCGTGCGCGACGCCATCACGAATTTTGTCTTCGGGTGCAAGTCGGATGGCATCTGGTCAGCGATAAGGTTCTCTTGCATCCTCATGGGCGCGAGGACGCTTTCCGGCGCTCTTATTCCGCTGGTTGGGGCCGCGCCAACGAATAGCAACTTTGTCAGCGGCGACTACACGCGACGAGGAGCCAATCCCGGCCTCCGAGGCAACGGAACAAACAAACAATTAAACTCCAATCGCGCCAACAACGCAGACGGCCGAGACGACTGCCATGTGTTCGCGTACATGACTGGCAACAATTACATCGGCAGTAATTCGCCTGTGTTTGGGTCGGCGTGGTTCTCTGGCACAGATCGTTTTATCAGTTGGGCCATGCAAAGCAGCAATCTCGTCTACGTCTCTGCAAACAACGCGCCTCAGAACATCGCGGGATCCGGCGCAGGCGCGACGAATGGAGGCTGGGGCGTCGCGCGCAGTGGATCTTCTGCGTGGTCCTACCGCACTGGATCGCCTGCGTCATCGCGGACAGAAGCGAGCGTTGCGCCATCGTCTGGCAACATATTTTTCTTCTCATTGAACAGTAACTTCTACAACTCGCACCGACTGTCGTTCATCTCAATCGGCTCGGCCTTGGACCTCGACACCCTGAACGCTCGCGTCGAATCGCTCCAGGCGGCCATTAGCGGGGCTCTGCCATGACGCTCGCAGACCTCACGCTGCCAATCTCCTACGAGTTCGCCCAAGGCTACGCACTCGCATTCACGCCCGCGATCGCTGGTCGGCTCGCGGAACTGCACAGGCTCCACGGCTCGCAAAACTGCGTGCCGATGCCCCGCGTCCTGACTGATGGGCGCCTCATGCTGTGCGCCGACCTCCTGACCGAGGTCATGCCCGGCGGGCTCCTCCACGCCATGTGGGCAGCGGCAGACCAAGCCACGCTCCTCGCGAGCGTTGAGGTGATCCCGTGGGCCGATGCCGTCGCCCTCCTGCCACCCGACCCAACACTCCCATGACGCCCCCCACCCCTGCCGCCGTGCTCTTGGCCAACGGCCGCTGCTGCGGACGGCGATGCACGCTGTGCCCGTATACGCCGAGGTGGGTGGCGGGGACTGTGCAGGTGAAGTGATGCCAACACGCATCCCGACCTACCGCCCGCCGCGTCTCCGCTCCGCGTCGATCCCCGAGCAGCGGCCCAACGCCGCAGCACGCGGCTACTGCGACAAGCGGCACAAGGCGTGGCGGCTCGCGGTGCTGACCCGCGACGCGTGGCAGTGCCAGGACTGCGGGCGAGTCTGTGCCGACAAGCGGCAAGCCCACGCGGACCATCGCAGCCCGGTCGTGCATGGAACCGAGGTCTGCCAGGATGGACGCTCGCGGTATGACGTGGATGGCGGGCAGTGTTTGTGTCACGGCTGCCACAACCGGAAGACGGCAGGGGAATGATTGCACACGAAGTGGGCAGCGGGTGCGCGATGGGAGGGCGGGGGAAGCCTTGCCGGGCACGTCTGAGGAAAACCCGATGTAGCGATAGGGAGGAGCGGCCGCAAGTTTTGCATAGGGGGGTATCGTCAGGTTTTCCCGCCGCAAAAACAGGCACGCCAAAATGAACATCCGCAACCGCGTAAAAGCCCTCCGCACGGTCAAAGCGTCGGAGTTGGCTCCGAACCCGAAGAACTGGCGAACCCACCCCAAGGCTCAACAGGACGCTCTACGGGGAATCCTGGCAGAAGTCGGCTACGCCGACGCCCTTCTTGCCCGCGAGTTGCCTGACGGCTCGCTCATGCTGGTAGATGGGCACCTGCGGGCCGAGACCACGCCCGAGCAAGAGGTGCCGGTTCTCATCCTCGACATCAACGAAGCCGAGGCCGACAAGCTGCTCCTGTCGCTCGACCCGCTCGCGGCGTTGGCCGAGACGAACGCACAGGCTCTCGACGCCTTGCTCCGCGAGGTGGACACCGGCAGCGAAGGGTTGCAGCAGATGTACGCTGACATGGCCGAAGCGGCTGGCGTTGTGCCTCCTGACTTCGATCCCGCAACCGCCGACGAACAATCACGGCTCGACCAAAAATCAAAAACCACATGCCCGGAGTGCGGTCATGAGTTCACCGCATGAGCTGCGCCTCGATTGGTGCTCCCACGAAGCGGCGAAATACGCCTGCGAAAAATGGCACTACAGCAAATGCGTGCCTAAGTCTAAGCTCGTTCGAGTGGGGGTGTGGGAGTCTGGCGTGTTTAGCGGGTGCGTTATTTTTGGCAGTGGAGCGTGCCCGCAGATCGCAGACCCATACGGCCTAAGGCAGACGGAAGTGGCGGAGCTTGTCCGAGTCGCGCTGAAACCAGGTCACAAGTCGCCCACAACTAAATGCGTAGCTTTCGCGATCAGGATGATTCGGCATCGACACCCTGGACTTCGCTTGATCGTTTCATATGCAGACCCAGAACAAGGACACCACGGCGGTATATATCAGGGCGGAAACTGGCTCTATTCTGGATTGACATCTCCGACCGAATGGTTCGAGGTTTGCGCGACAGGAGAGCGGGTCCACTCGCACGTCTACAGGCGAGGGGCAAGAGGCCGGGCGACCAGGGATAAGGCGGCCGGGGTTATTCGTTCGGTGAAACTGGTCAAGCACAAGTATCTTATGCCGCTCGATGAAGATATGCGTCGACGCATCGAACCACTACGAAAGCCATATCCAAAACGCGCAGGAAGTGCTGGCAGCGGCACGTCGCCCGACCAGGGCGGAAGGGGCGGTGCAACTCCGACCCCTGCGCTTTCATCTAAGGAGTCATCCAATGGGCAAGCGAGGCCCGCGCAAAGAGCCGACGATTCTGAAGATCGCCAAGGGCAACCCCGGGAAAAGGCCGCTCAACAAAAGCGAGCCAAAGCCGCCAAGCGATGACATCGCGCCGCCAGAATGGGTGACGGGAGTCGCCCGCGAGAAGTGGGACAACGTCGTGCCGAAGTTGCTCGGCATGGGCGTGATGACGAATGCCGACGTAGATACGATTGCACGATACTGCACAATGTACGAGCAGTTCGTGAAATACCTTGACCAGTGCCGACGCGGGCTTGACGTGCTCGTGATCCGTGACGATGCGGGCAAGGTGAAGTACATGCAATCGACGCCAGCGGCGACGATGCTGAACAAGTTGGCCGCGTCGATGCTGCGAATCGAGCAAGAGTTCGGGCTGACGCCTTCGGCCAGGAGCGGATTGAGTGGCACGCAGCCGCAGCAAGAAAGCATCATTGAGAAGTTCCGCCGCCTCAAGGCTGCCTCTGAGACGGCAAGTTGAGGCGGCCGACGGCTACCGATGGGACGAGACGAAAGCCAAGCTGGTAATCGACTTCCTCGAATCGGTCTGCCACCACACCAAAGACTCCCCGACCGCGAAGGCCGGCGAGCCGATGCGGCTTTTGGAGTGGCACAAGCAAGACGTTATCGAGCCGCTCTACGGCTGGCGAACCGAGGAAGGGCTTCGGAGGTATCGGCTCGCCTACATCGAAGTGCCGAAAAAAAACGCCAAGTCAACGCTGCTCTCGTGCCTCTCGATCTGGCACTTGCTGATGGAGGGTGAGGGCGAGCTCGGGTGCATCGCAGCGAAGGATCGCAATCAAGCGGCGATCATCTTTGACGAGACCGCCGCGATGGTGAAGCGGTCGCCCGAACTGGCGGCTTCGCTCGAAGTGGTCGATTCGCGGAAGACGATCGTGTGCCAGCAAACCGGCTCCAGCCTGCGAGTGATCTCGCGAGATGCCGGGGCGGCGGAAGGCCCGTCCTACTCGTTCGTCTTCTGCGACGAACTGCACGCGTGGCCCGACCGGCGGCTATTCGAGGCACTCCGCTATTCGGGCCGCTCCAGGCGCGAGCCGCTCCTCGCGACGATCTCAACGGCGGGCGATCGGCGTGACACGATTTGCTGGGAGCAGCATGAGTACGCCGAACTGACCATGGCCGACCCGGACTACGATCCCCGTTTCTACGGCAAGATTTTCGGGGCGAAGGCTGACGGGACGGAGGACTATTTCGACCCGGCGACCTGGCGGCGGGTGAATCCCGGCATGGGGATCACCATGACCGAGGAAGCGTTTGCGGCTGACGCTCGCGAGGCGAAGAACAAGGCGACGAAGCTCAACGGCTGGCTGCGGTATTCGCTGGGAGTGTGGACGGAAAGCACGAATCGCTGGCTGGACCCAGATAAGTGGGCCGCGTGTTCGTCTGGGCCTCGCACGCCGTTTGCCGGGCGGAAGTGTGTCCTTGGGATGGACTTATCGAAATCGACCGACTTGTCCGCGATGGTCGCTCTTTACCCGTGCGAGGGTGACGAGTTCGAAGTGGATGCGATGTTCTGGGCTCCCCGCGACCTCATCATGGAGCGGGAGCGAACTGACCGCCAGCCGTTTCAGCACTGGGTCAACCAGGGCCATATCACGGCGACCAGCGGGAGCATCATCGACCACTCCCAGATTCGTGAATACGTCTTGGAATACGCCAAGACGCACGACGTGCAGGAGGTCTTCATGGACCTCTCGGGGGCTGTGCAGTTGGCGGTGGAACTGCAAGGAGCGGGGCTGAAGGTGGCAGGATGGTCACAAGGGTTTCGCGGCATGAGTTCGCCTACGAAGCGGCTCGAGTCGCTAGTCCTGCAATCCAAGATCCGTCATGGCGGCAACCCCGTGCTGTCTTGGATGGCTGCGAACGTGACCGTGGAGATGAACGCCTTTGAGGACGTGCGGCCGGTGAAGAAGAAATCAACGGGCCGCATCGACGGCATCGTTGCACTCATCTTCGCGTTAGGCGGCCTGGAGTCTTCGAAGATCACGAACAAGCCTGCCGCCGAACCCTCCATCCTCATCCTATGATCGCCCAAAACAACCGCATTCTGTGGCTTCCCGAGAGTGACGCCCGGCACTTCGACTACGAGTCGGGCGGCTACGGCGGCGGCGGTCGCAATCCGTCTGGGGTGAAGGTGGACGCCGAGACGGCGTTGCGTTCGACCGTGGTGCTGGCGTGCATCC